ATGTATGTGGCATTTAATACGTCACTTTTATTATCTTTGCAATGCCGTGTGATGTTGCACGGAACTATTTCTATCGAAAAGACTTATGGCTGGATTACACTTCGACATAACCGGTGACAACTCCAACTTTATACGTAAACTTCATGAGTGTGAAAATGGAGTAAAAAACACATCCCGACAAATAGAACAAAGTGGGTTAGGTATAGAAGATTTATTTAACCGTATGACTAAAGCTGCTGCCGCATTCGGAGTTGGTTTCACTGCGAAAGAATTAATTTCAAATATAGCACATGTTCGCGGCGAGTTTCAACAATTGGAAGTTGCATTTAAGACAATGCTTGGTAGCGAAGATAAAGCTAATGCTCTTATGCAACAGTTGGTCAAAACAGCTGCTACTACACCATTTGATTTGCAAGGAGTTGCAAATGGAGCCAAACAGCTTCTTGCTTACGGAGAAAACGTTGAGAATGTCAATGATGATTTGATACGTCTTGGGAATATAGCAGCAGGTCTTTCTCAGCCGCTTGGTGATATTGTGTATTTGTACGGTACTACCATGACGCAAGGACGGTTATACACGGCGGATTTAAACCAATTTACTGGCCGTGGTATCCCTATGATTCGCGAATTAGCAAAAGTATTTGGTGTCGCTGAAGGGAAAGTAAAAGGTTTGGTTGAAGCAGGGAAGGTTGGTTTTCCTGAAGTGCAGAAAGTTATCCAGAATCTTACAAATGAAGGTGGAATGTTTTTCAACTTGATGCAGGAACAATCTAAAACGATTGCTGGTCAGATTTCAAATATTGAAGATGCAATTGCTACTATGTTCAATGAAATTGGTAAAGCCAATGAAGGTATTATCAATGATGCTTTGTCTGGGGTTTCTTATCTGGTTGAAAACTACGAAAAGGTAGGAGCTCTTTTATTAGAAATAGTAGGAACTTATGGAGTATACCGTACAGCCCTTATGGCTACGACTGCATTGCAGGCTTTGCAAGCCTCCGGCATAACTGCTTTAACGGCGAAAGAAGCTATTCATTATGGATGGTTAGTGCTTACGAAGAAAGCTCAAGATGCCTTAAATTTATCCATGCTTAAAAATCCTTATATATTGGTTGCTGCATCTATTGCAGGATTGGTTTATGGTATATATAAATTTGCTACAGCAGAAAGTGATACGGAACAAGCAATCCGTAAAACTAACGATGCACTTGAGGCACAAAATAATCATTATGAAGAGTTGAAAAATAGAGCAAGTCAACTCTCTAATATTTTAAGTGATGAATCTAAATCTATAGAAGAGCGTTTCATTGCATATCGTAAACTTCAGCGTTTAATGCCAGAAGTTTTTAAAGATATGGATTGGGAAGCAGCTAAACGGAAAACAAATGCTGAACTTATAAAACTTGAGACCGATGAACTTCTAAGACAGCAACGTATTGGGTTAAAAACAAAGGTTGTAATGTCTCAACAAAAAATACAGGGGCTAAGGAGTAGCTTAATAAAAACTCAAAATGCTGGTGGATATACTGGGGCATTAAAGGAAGATTTAGCTGCTGCTGAAAAAGAATTGGAAATATATCAAGAGGCCCTTAAGGCTTTTGAGGAAGCCAAAGAAGAATCGAAAAAAGCTAAAAATGCTCCAACTGTACAAGACAAAGAATATTGGGAGAATCAAAAAAAAGAAGCTGAAAATGCCTTAGAATCTATTGCATCTTCTCAAAAGAGATTGTTGGACGCTGGTAACTTTAAAGGTATAGATACTGCTGTTGTAAAGAGTTACAAGGATAATGTTAAAAAGCTAAAGGAGGCTGAAAAAGAACTGAAGGTTTATGACACCTCTTCCAAACAGGAATCTGCTGCTGAAAAACTTCGCAAACAGCAAGAAGGCATTCGTTCCCAGAATGATAAGATCTCTGAAATAGAACGCAAACAGGCAATCCAGCGTAAAAGGCAGGCTGAAGATATGGAAATGGAAATCTCACAGTCTGAGATCAATGCCATGGCTGATGGATCTGAGAAAAAACGTATGCAGATTGAATTGGATAACCGGAAAGAGATCCAATCACTGGAAAGACAAAAAGAAGATATGATCCAGGCTGTAATTCAAGCTGAGAAAGAGATTTTTGATGCTCAGGAAGAGTTGAAGGCCAAAGAGAATAACAAATATCAGAAAAAGACTTTTGATTCTTCTAAGGTGGATACAGGGAAGATTAGCTCTATCTGGGATACCATTATAGGGAACACGTCTAAAAAGCAACTTGATGATAAGATACGCGAACAGGAGGAGTCCTGGAACGAATATCTTATTAAGTTTGGCAACTATCAACAGAAAAGGCTGGCCATTATTGAGAAATATGATAAGGCCATAAAGGAGGCAGGAACGGCAGGCGATGTAGCTATCTTGATGAAAGAGAAAGCTAATGCGCTTGATGATTTTGACAACTCTGTGAAGAATAGTACGACTTTAATGGGACAACTCTTTGCTGATGCTTCCCAAAAGAGTGTGAACGAGATTCAGACCATCATTGAAAAAGCCGAATTATTGATGCAATACCTCGCTGCCGTTAAGGATGAACAGGGAAATGCTCAAATTGGTGGAAAGACAGTTTCAAAGAAGGATATTTTAGGTCTTGGTATAACTGACAATACTCTTCAAAATTTGGAACTTTCAACCGAGCAAACAGAGGCACTAAGAAATGCCATTGGGCGTTTAAAAGAGGAACTTGGGGCAAAGAGTCCTTTTGCACTTTTCAAAAAGCAAGTAAAGGAAGCGGCAGGTGAAATAGCGAAAGGAGGTAAGGAAAATATTGCTCGAGGAATTGCAGGGATCGGAAGTGCTATTGTTCAATTTACTCCTGCTATATCTCAGTTTGGTCAGGATCTTGGTACAATATTTGGCAACGACGATCTTGGTAATAAAATAGCTGGTATTTCTGATGCATTAGGGGGAGTTGGCCAAACAGCTATGGGGGTTGGACAGATAATGTCTGGCGATATTGTAGGTGGTGCCATGAGCGCAGTATCTGGTATTTCATCTGTTGTAAAGGCCTTGGATGGTTTGTTTGGTGCTGATTATTCCCGCTACAATGAAATGAAGTCCCAGTACGAAGTCCTTAATTCTGTGTGGGATGAACTAATTAATAAGAAGAAAGAGTATATTGATATGTCTTATGGGGATGAAGCGTATAAAGTTGGGAAAGAGGCCGAAACCCTGATAAAGCAGCAGACCCAGAGATATTATGAACTTCTGAATGAATTAAGGCAAAGCGGCTCAAGTATTGGATCAAGTTCTTTAGGCAAACGAATAGAAAAAAGACTTAGTAAAAAGGATTGGGATAGGATATCCGGTGCTGTCGGTGAATCTGTCACGAATGCAGAGTCATTGCTTAATCTTTCTGCAGAACAACTAAAAGAAGTGCTTGCCGACCCTAAGCTAGTCTCTGTCCTCAATACTGTCAACGAAGACTTTATAAAGTATATACAAGATATTGTGAATGGTTCCGAAAAATTAGAGGATATACAGAATCAAGTCAAAGAACAGCTTACTCAAGTATCGTTTGATAGCGTGTTTGACAGTTTTGTAGACACTTTGATGAATATGGATAGTTCGGCTAAGGATTTCGCTGATGATTTCACTTCTTATATGCAAAAAGCTATCCTTTCTACTATGTTAGGAAAGACATATGAAAAACGGTTGCAAGAATGGTATGATGCGTTTGCTTCGGCTAATGAAGATAAAGGCGGTATCTCTAGTGATGAATATAAGAAGCTGCAGGAACAGTGGAATAGTATTGTTAATGATGCCATTAAAGAACGTGATGAATTAAAGGATTTGCTTGGTTGGAGTTCCGATACTTCCGCTTCTCAAGATTCTACAAAACGAGGGTTTGGTACCGAAATGACACATGAAGATGCAGGAGAATTAAGCGGACGTTTCACAGCTTTGCAGATGGCAGGGGAAGAGATTAAGAATCAAATGATAAATGTTGTTGTTGGAGTTAACTCTTTAATTTCAATCTCAACAGAAGGGAATGTTACCTTGAGTAATATCCTTAGCCAACACGTAATTACGAATGGCTATTTAGAAGATATTGTGAAACACACAAAGCTGATGCTTGGTTTTGGAGATAAATTTGATAGGATGATTACTGTTTTTAATGATAGACTATAATATGGCAGCGGGAGAACTTTATATAAATAATAAAGACGCTTATACTACATGGGGTATAAGTATGGATACTTCTTCTTTATCATCATTGATGACGCCACCTCCAATGAAAGATTTTATAGAAAACAAATCTCGTTTGGAGCACGGAAAGAGAGTTATAACATCAAATCCTAAAATTGATGAACGGAATATTACATTGACATTTAATCTTACAGCTAAAAATGAAGAGCAATTTTTTTCACGGTACAACTCTTTTTGTGAAGAACTTGCTACTGGGGTATTGCATATCAAAAGCAAATATCAGCCCAATATTGTATATAAAACTATTTATTTATCATGTAATCAGTTCACACAGTTTATGAGAGGAATCGCTAAATTTTCGTTGAAATTAGTAGAACCTAATCCGACAGATAGGGCTATAACATAATTTTAATTATAAAGTGATTGTTTCAATGTCACTTTTGTTATATTTGCATTCAATAAAAGCCTTGTGTGAAGGCGCACAAAAACCAATATGATTAGCATTAAAGACATAACTGGCAAAATACGTTTTTTTACAGAAATAAAGACCGGTTCTGTATACCGTAAGACTTTGATGAAAGAAGATTATATTCTTCTTTATTTCAGCGTCTACCAACCGGTTCTTTTTGAGAAAGGAGATTATTGCGACACAGAATTTGGACGATTTGAAATTGTTGATCTTGTATTCCCGAAGTACAACACTTCAACAGGCGGCTATGATTATGAACTCCGTCTTGACGCGGAATACTATAAGTGGAAGAATAAGATATTGTTCTATGATCGTCAAGGTGGTAACCGCGAGGCTTCATGGAATCTTACCCGTACTCCGGATGCGCATCTATCGATAGTAGTCTCTAACTTAAAATCTTTAGGTTACACATACAACTCAGGAGTAGAATATACTTTCTCTATTGACAGCACAGTAGAGAAGTCTGCTAAGTTGATACAGTACGATAATACGAATATCATTGATGCGTTGACCAAAATAGCGGAAACATGGGACGCTGAATGGTGGATCGTTGATCATGTGATCCATCTGGGCAGATGTGAGTATAACACAGCGGTAGACTTTGAACTGAATGGGCTTGTTTCCGAAATGTCTCGTTCGGAAAGCAACGATAATTATGCTACCCGTGTTTACGCTTTCGGTTCTACCCGTAACCTTCCTACTAATTATCGTCCGGATATAACCGGTGTTGTGGTCGACGGAGTAGTCCAAAGAAGATTGATGCTTCCCGAGGGTACTCCTTATGTTGACGCTTTTCCGGATATGTCTACGGAAGAAGCTGTTGAAGAAGTCGTTGTATTTGAGGACGTGTACCCCAAACGTATAGGTACCATGTCAGACGTGACCACTAAGGAATACACAGACAAGATTGAGAATGAAGATGGTACCACAACAGAAGTCAAATGGAATGCCTACCGTTTCAGGGATTCCGGCATAACTTTTTCAAAAGAGTATATTATCCCCGGTCAGGAGTTAAGAATTGTATTTCAGTCAGGTCCTTTAAACGGTATGGACTTTGCTGTTACCTTTAATCCGGGTGCTGCGGATGAAAAGAACAGTGATGGATCATGGAACTCCGCTGCCCAGTTATGGGAGATCGTAAGGAATGAAGATTACGGCCGCGAGCTTCCGTCTGCCCCGTTAATCCCTGAGAATGGGAACACTTATGTCTTGTATGGATATGATACAAAATTTGTTTCTGTGTCCATGATTCCTGATGCCGAAAAGGAATTGCTTGAAAAGACAAAAAGCTACGTAGAGAAGAGTAAAATAGACCCGTCTGTCTATACATGCGTCATGGACCCGATAAAAGTGGGTGGATTCGATGGAGGACGCGTTATCGATTTGGAGATAGGGGATCGTGTCAATATTATCAATCCGGCTTATGCAATAAAGAGCCGGCAATCTCGTATATATGGCTTTGAAAAGGCACTGGATAAGAAGTATGAAGTGACTTATACGGTGGGACAATCGACTAAATATTCTCGTATCGGAGAGATTGAAAGTAAAGTCGAAGCATTGACATATAAAGGAGAGGCTTTTACTGGTTCCAGTACCGGAAGTGTTTATATTGTCGGACGATACGATAAAACGAGGCTTACTGACCGTAATGCTTTATCTTCCCTTCGGTCTTTGGAAACATTTTTTCGGAAAGACCAAGAGGATGTTACCTTCTACAAACAGGCCTTTCGTAAAGGTATAGAAATCGGTTGGAATGAATCCGAAGGAAAGCCTACTGCTTCTCTATATGAGGAGGGCATATTAAACGCTGCCGCAGCTATATTGAAAGAATACATCTCTTCTCCGAAGTTTGTTCCGGGATTCACAGGCGAAGGCTTTAAAATATATAAAGACGAGTATGGCAACTGGCATATAGAATGTGATATTCTAGATGTGAGGAAAGTTATGAATGTATTTGAGTTGCTTATACAGAAAGTACGTTCAATAAATGGTGCTCTTGTTATAAGCCAAGCGAACGGGAAAGTCAGTGCAGTTACTGAGACTTCTGATTTGCAATCTTGGATTCTTGAATTTGAGGATGAAGATGAAACATTCCAGGCGCACGACTTAGTGAGGTGTCAAGTATTTGATAGAAGAATAATCCAGTCACCGGCTTTTGATTTCACAAAATTTACAGCCTATTTATATGATGGTTCAGCCATAGATGATAGCGTAAGGATAACGAACACGAGCATTGAGTTTAGCATGAATAATTCAGCAAATTCAGGCTTTCAACTTTACATGTATCCAGAGGGACATGTAGCAGATGCTCCTATAACGACTAAAGAATGCAAATTAGAAATATCTGGTTTGTATGATGGTGCTATGGCTGTATGGAGTGGTTTATCAAAGGATGGAATCGGTTCTGATACTGTAGGAGGGCTTTTGACAAATGGCGAGAATGTAATTCGTGCCATCAATGTATCCGAAGAGATATACAACCTTGGTATAATGATTGTATTAGATTCCGGACATGGTAACGGAAAGGTTACTGTTACTCAAAAAATGGAGGATACATCATCTAAAAAAGGTAAATACTATTGGTGCGAAGTTGCGAGTGTAAATGGTAATCTCGTAACTATTCCTAAGTCTGAATTTGAGGGTATTACGCCAACTGTCGGTGATGAAGTTGTACAGATGGGTAATACTGAGAATCCTCTTCGTCAGAGCTTGATATATATGTCGGCTGCCGAGGATGGCAAGCCTAAGATTGAGATATTAGGTGGAGTCAAGACTAAGTCATTTGCCGGAGCGTCTCGCTCTGTATTTGGGAATTTAGATCATATAACTGACCCGGATTTTCCGGATAATATGCAGCCGCACGATAATGGTGTATATACAAATAACGGTTATTTCAAAGGCATCTTCATCCTTCGCAACGGAAAGACCATCGAACAGGAGTTTGAGTCAACCAACAAGGAAATAGACATCGCCAAAACCGATGCGAAAGCAGCCCAGGACAGATTGAACACCTGGGCGGATGATGGTGTCATATCACCAACCGAAAAGACCGCGTTAAAGCAGGAAATGGAGGCTTTGAAAGCGGAAAGAGATTCCATCCTTGCTAACGCGTCCCGCTATGGGATTGATACCGTTGCTTATCGGAATGCTTTCAACGATTACTATCATGTGCTTGAGACCCATTCGGCAAGTGAGCCTGAAAATATACCGGTCAGCGCTTCATTCAAGACTCTTCAACAGGCTTATTATGATCAGCAGAGGGTAATTATAGACGCTATCAATTCTGCTTCATATTCTTATGTTGGGGAAAAGGTTAAGATTGAGACTGATACTATTATGGAGGCTTTGCCCGGACAGATTACGTTGGCTGTGAAGGGTGAGGTTAGTAAGGTGAAAGTTGCTGATGTCAATTTATTAAAGGGTGCCTATACAGAGAAAGCAAATACATCATACGGATTTGGAGAATATGGGTATGATGTTCCAGCAGTTAATGGCAAGAAGTATACGTTGACATTATGCTATACACTGGGAAATGATAATAACGAAATTAGAGCTTATTCTAACAATGGCTATAATATAATTGCTTATTTTACAACCAAAGGTGATAGAATTGTAGAAAGCAAAGAAATTACAATGAGCGGTTATACAGAAGGCTATGGAATGTCACTATATCAATTCCCTAATGGAATCTACGGTTCAAAAGTGCATTGGGCTGTTCTTACTGATGGTAACATAGGGGTAACACAGTGGATTCCTGCTGCAAGCGAGCGAGTTGCAGGTATTAAGAACTTATGCTCTTTTAAACGTATTGTTGATGCGGGATTTACATACGCTTCAAAATATACTAATGAAGGAGAGTTGTTAATACTACCATCTTTGTTGCATAAAGAATCACTTGTAGCTAACAAGGACATGTTTGGCTTGACATATAACTCACAAAAAAGGTATTATGTGTTTATAGATCATTTTGTTCCATCGTCTACAATCCCGAGTAGTTCAAGAAGTGTCTTTTTTCGGATCGTTTACACTGATGGCGCGTATGAAGAAATAGCGGTAACTAATGATAGCATAGTAAACAACTTCGTTCTTACATCAAAACCTATTAAGCATATATTAGGTTCTTATGGTACTTCTATATCTACTTATTTGCGTATTGGCGTATTTGAAACCAACACTCCTGTAACCTGGAGCCCAGCCCCCGAAGATCTTAACTACATTGCCAAAACCTACACCGA